CGAGTAGATGACGCCGTAGGGCGGCATCCCGAGCTCGGCCTTCTCCTTCTCCGTGGCCTCCTGCGCCTCGACCGGCATGAAGCCGACGGAGACCGCGTTGAGGAAGCCACGCTTGCTCAGTTGGTAGATCGTGTCCGCAAACTCGTGCGCCTCCGGCGGCGCGAACTCGACCGTGGCGTACAGCGCGGGCTTGCCGTTCTCCTGGATGCCACGCCGCACGTTCGTCGCCCGACCGATCGGCGGGACGTTGCTCGTGTCGTGGCCCCACAGGATGACGGGGTTCCGCTTGTAGGTCGTCAGGTTCCAACCAGCGACCTTGATGACATCGCCCATCCGGTCCGGCGTCTCGTCGCTGGCGATGTACGTCAGAGACCGCTCGCCGTCTTCCACGGGCACGCTTTGCTTCGCGCGGATCTGCGGCAAGCCGCTGGCCTTGAGGTTCAGCAACTCGCGGGCGCTGAGGTCCTTCGGGTTCGCGCAGATGTCGGTGAGGAACTGGTGGCTCATCAGAGGTCGGGGTAGTCCTTGTGCGTGCCAGGGATCAGAACGCAGCGGCAGTTCGCCACCTGCGCGGCGCCAGCCTGCGAGTCGCCGGGATAGCGGAGCCCAAAGCCGAACTCCTCGCCCAAAGGCACCTCACGGCCAGACAACTCGGCGTGCGACTCTCGAGCGCCAGGGTTCGCGAACCACTCGGAGGTCTCGAAGCCTTCGGCCTCAAGCTCCGACAGCCGCCCGAAGTTAGCGGCGGCGGTCGTCTCTGTGCGAGCGATCAGGTCGGCCCGCTGCGTGGTGCTCAGAAGCGTGGCGTTGAAGTAATCCTCGCTCTGCTCAAGGGTCGCCCAGATAGCTTCTCGGATGCTGCCGTACTGGGCGTCCGGGTCGCTGATCTGGCGCACGATTGCCCGCTGGATCTCGTTCCGCAGGTTGGTCGCGATGCCGCGCAGGATCGGCGCCTTCTGCGCCAGGTACTGCACCACCTTCGGGTTCTCCACGCTCAGGAAGTAGGTGGACACCGAGCCCGTGATCTCCGTCGCGATGTCGTTCGCGCTCGTCAGGATCATGTTCCCGATGCGCGGCTCGAGGCTCTCCTGCATCGCGTCCTCGAACTCCTTGATGTTGATGTCGAGGAGTCGCTGGATCTCGGCCTCGGTATAGATGGCCTTCCGCTTCGGGGCGCTGCGCTCGGTCGGGTTGATCGCCACGTCGCGCACGCGGCGGCGCATGGCGAGGACCAAGTCACGCAGCACGCGCTTCGCGGCCTTGGCGATCTTGGCCTCCTCGGCTTGGACGCTGCGGTCCCACTCTTCCCACGCGCGGAGCTTGGCCTCGTCGCTGTCGTAGATCTTGCGCTCGCCGCCCGCGCTGCGGGACTTGCCAGGGTCGAAGGCCCAGTTCTTCAGCGAGATGTCGCGCTTCGACGGGCAGTCGCCCACAGGCTCGCCCTGCTCCATCTTCCGCATCCGAGCGATGAAGGAGATGGCGCGGTTCGCGGCGCGGACGTGCGTGCCGTCCCAGTCGGCCTTCTTCGTCTCGAGCAGGCGCAGGTTGCGGTCGATCACCGCCGTCGGGTTCAGGGACGCCTTGCGGCTGCACTCGTTGTCCCGCCACGCCTTGAGCTCCGAGGCGCTCATGTTGACCGAGGCCCGCCACTTGGCGAACACCTCGTCCAGCTCCTCGGGGTCCACGGCCTTGTCTACGATGCCGCGCACCTCGTCCTCGGACGGGATCGAGCCAGGCGCGACCTCGGCCAGGATCCGCTCGGCGCGGGCCTGGTCGAACGGGAAGGCCGCGATGATGAGCTGCACGACGGTGTCCTTCGGCAGGCGACCGCTGGCGTACTGCTCAATCAGACTGAGCAGCGACTGGATCTGAGCGCCGTTCAGCGAGACGCTCGGGTCCGCCGTGGCCTCCATAGCGTCCGCAGGCGCGGCCTCAGGCTGCGGCGCGTCCTCGCCTTCAGCAGGCTCGGCCATCGGCGTGGAGTCGAAGACCGGCACCTGGCTGACCGGCATATACGCCTGATCGACGTGCTCGAGGTCCACGTCGTCGAGGTTCATGCCCGCGAGCTCGGCGGCCTCGCGGAAGGTGCGCCCGCCTTGGGCGAACAGCTTGAGCGTCCGCTCGATCTTCGAGTCCGCGTCCTCACGCAGCGCAGCCACGCCGCTCGTGTCGAACTGGACGCTGTACATCTGCTCCGGCCCGATCAGGCGCCGGACGAACTTCGTCTGGAGCTCGTCGGCCAGGAACTCGAGGAACGGCGTCACCGTGACCTCCCAGAACGCTCGGAACGCGCTCTGGCTCGAGGCATAGTTCAGGCCCTCGGTCAGGCCGATGATCGGCTTCGTGACGCCGAACACGCTCATGATCGTCTCGCGGTTCCAGGCCCGCATGGCCTCGAACTCCATCTCGTGGGGCGAGAATCCGATCTCCTCGTAGGTCGTGCCCTGCGGCAGGACGGCGGTCTTCCTGTGCTGGTCAGGCCGCTCGTGGGCCTCTCTCCACGCCGCTGCGATGGCGCGGCTGTCGGCATCGGTCAGGTGGCCCTCGACGCTCAGGACGCCTCCAGGGCTGCCTCCGTTGGAGAGGAGCGCCTCGTCGTACCGGTCCAGCACGAAGTCCTTGGCCGCCGTGCGGTAGGCGGCCTGCATCGGGCCCATGCCGCGCAGCGGGTTGTAGGGGTTCGCCTGCGCGATCTGAACCACAGAGCGGTGATCGAGCTCCACGCTGCCCGCCTTCGTCGCCATGCGCCACGCTCGAGGGAGCTGCGTCTTGTCGTCGATGATCTCCTCGAGCAGGTCGCCGCGCACAGGCCACAGCTCGTCCGGGACGCGGATCCGGTCCTGGGGCTGGATAGGCCGGATCACGCCGTTCTCCTTCGTCATCATGATGAGGAAGGTCTCGCCGTACAGGCTCTGCGTCTGGGTGATCGACTCGAGCCACTTGCGCTGGCTCATGAGCGCGTTCGGCATGGCGAACAGGTCCACGAGCGGGCCGCTTTCCACGGGCTCCATCTCGCCGTCCGAGGTCTGCCGCTGAACGACCAGGGGCACGCTCGAGACAGCTCGGGCGATGGCAGAGACGCAGGCGTTCACCCACGGGTGCTGGGCGTAGGGCCGCGTCAGCGTCGCGTCGCCCGCGAGCTGCATCATGAAGCGGTAGCCGTAGCGGCCCGCGTCCGTGTCGCTGTAGAGCTTCGAGGTCTGGAAGCCTGAGCTCTTGCGGGCGAACGGGGCCGTCTCGTCCTGGCGGCTGGTCTGGGCGGTGCGTTGGACGCTCACCCTTCTATTGTGGACGAGGTGCGGATCAGGAACCACCGCCGTGTCAAGCGGGATCCCTACATGTAGGGATTTCTTGCTGAGGGGGGTGTTTGGGTCGGGCTATTAGTACGACCCAAACACCCCCCTTAGTCCCGCTCGCCCCGCCGCCGGATCGTGGCTGGCGTCATCGCCCGATGCTGGATCGGGATCTGGTCCACGTCCACCTCGAGGGTGACCCATTCCATCGCGCAGTCGCGGCACACGCGCTGGCGCTTCACGCTCCCGCCGTCCTCCGCTCGGCGGGAGTCACGGACTCGGATGCGCGGGCTGCTGCATTTCGGACACTTCATTCGGTTCCTCCCTTCAGGTGACATGCCGCCAGGTCACGCGGTTGACGACGTAGTGGATCGCGACCGAGCTCACGCCGTACTTGGCGCCGAGCTCGGCCTGTGTTGCCCCTTGAGCGGCGGCGCGGCGGATCGCGCGGACCTGTCGGGCCGTCAGGCGGGCCATGCCGTTCTTCTCGCCGTATCGGTTCTCTAGCTTCATGCGGTCACCTCGAGGTCCATGCGAGCCCTCACGAATGCCTCCGCTTGCGGAGCGCAGAGAGCGTTTCCGTAGGCGCGGAGTCGTCCCACGCGGGAGGGAGCCCCATCAGCCAACGGGAAAGAGCTGGGTTCAATCGGGCGCCATCGGGGACCGCTTGGGTCGTCACAGTAGACCCACTCCGCGTCAGACCAGAACGTGCCAGCCCCGCTTGCACCGCAATCGTGAGGCCCGCCCCGTTGTCGTTCCTGTGCGTCTCCTTGAGCGTTTTCCGGCGCTCCAGTTCCTTCTCGACGTTCTCGCCGTATGTCGAGGCCGTAGGAGTCGCCCACGCTGCCAGCCCCGCTGGCCCTGCCAGCCTGCTCTTCTGAAGAAGATGCTCGAGGTCCAGAGCCGGCCCCGTGTCCTTGTGATCTCGCGCTGTCGGCGTCGGCCAGCTCGCGGCCCTTGCGGCATCCACCAGCGTCGTCCCGCTGTGGCTGTTGTTGTCGTAGCCCTGTCGGCGGATGTTCTTCGCGTCCCCGGCCAGCGGCGTCGGCCACGAAGTAGAGTCGCTGCCGTCTGTGCGGAGCGCCGACGCCCGCAGCGCTGGTATCAAGGCCCCCGACGGTGTAACCCTCTCCTTCCATGTCAGCTTGAACAATGTCGAACCACGCGAGTCCATCCTTGCTCGAAACCTGCTCGCCAAAGAGCGTGCGAGGGCGTCGTGCCTGAGCGAGCCAAAGAACGGCAGGCCATGCGTGCCGCTCGTCAGAAGTCCCTGCTCGCTTGCCTGCCGCGCTGAAAGGCTGGCATGGGCACGAGGCGGTCCAGACGGGCCGGTCGTCAGGCCAGCCTGCTGATCGCAGCGCGTGGCTCCAGACGCCGATGCCTGCGAAGAAGTGACACTGTGTGAATCCATCGAGTTCCTCAGGTGCGATGTCCCAGATCGAACGCTCGTCCACAACGCCGGGGGCGATGTGCCCCGCGTCGATGAGGTTCCGCAGCCACTGCGCGGCGAACGGGTCGATCTCGTTGTAGAAGGCAGTCATCCCAGCGAGCCTGCCAAATATCGGGACGGATTCCCATCAAATAAAGAACGGCACGCGCCTCGAGCTGCCCCTCGAGAACGACAAGACCCACGCATCCGCGAAGTCCGGCGACCGGCCCTCCATCCTCGAGCGGATCTTCTCCTTCGCCTCCACACGCAGCTGCCCGTTCCCGCTGAACTCGTACTGGATCAGGTTGCACTCGCGCCAGATGGTCCGGCGGAACGCCTCAGGCACGGAGGCCAGGCCCTGGTCCAACGCGCAGCGAGCGGCCCAGTAGAGCTCGCTCCGGCGGTTCTGCACCTTGACCTCCGAGCCGATCACCTCAGTCCAGTCCCCCACGGGCCTCGCGCCGAAGTCCACGCCCTCGACGTTGTAGCCCTGCTCCCGCAGCCGGTCCACGACGCCAGCGCCCAGGCCGATCACGTCTATGTGGACGTTCTGCCAGGGCACGTCCCGCTGCTTCGCGTACTCCGCGATCCGCGCTGCCGTCTCCATCAGGTCCCGGTTCCGCCAGCTCTGGGCGTCCTCCACGCGCCCGTTGACGGTCAGCACGAGCGTGTTCGCGTCCCCCTGCCCTCGAGCGATATCGGCGCCGATGTGCATCCCCTCCACGTCGGGGTGCTCGTCCGCGGCGGCCTCGAAGCTCGAGAGCGGGAAGATCAGGAAGTCCCCGCCCACCCTCGGGAACTCGCCCAGCACGCGGACCTGGTACTGCGCCGAGTCCTCCCCCCAGTACTTGCGCTGGTCGTCGATCCAGGCCGGGTCGATGAATGGGACATCGAAGGCGCTGATGCTGTGCCGGTGCCAGTTGCCCCGCTGGCTCACCTGGAAGAACTCGCCGTCCGGTCGGTTCGGGTTCCCGAGGACGAGCCAGTAGCAGCGGCCCACGTTCATGTAGCCCCGCATCGCGTTGAAGACCCAGTCCTCGACGGCGCTGGCCTCGTCGATCACGGCCAGGAGGTCGCCATAGCCGTCCTCCACGTCGCGCCCGATCAGGGCGTGGTGGCCTTGCAGCGTCGTCTCGTCGTTCGTCGAGAGGCCAAGAGCGAACCACTCGGGGGATAGGTTCCACTGCTGCGTGAGCGGACTAGGGCCCGGCAGCTCGCGCCTCGAGGTCTCGTAGGCGCTCCGGATCTTGCGCCAGAGCAGGCGGACCTGGCCGCCCGTGCCCGCCGTCGTAATCACTCGAGCGTTCCGCCTCGAAGCCATGAACCAGAGAATGAGCTCGCTCGCCAGCGTGCTCTTGCCGGCCCCGTTGCAGGTGTACGCCACGACCTGCCGGAAGCCCTCCGGGTTCGCGAGGTCTTCCGCGATTTCGGCCTGCTTGCTCCAGGGCTCGAAGCCCCGCACGTCGCGCATGAAGCCCACGGGGTCGTGGACGTACTTGGCGAACGGCGCGGGCTGGGGCCGCGTGTCCACGGTCCCAAGGCGCTCGCGGAGCTTACTGCTCGCTGAGGCCCAGGGCCCCGGCGCAAACCTCTCGGTCCGTCCGGCCCAGAATCCGACGGGCTGCATCCTTGTCCACCTCCTCCTCGATGATGTCCGCCATCCGGAACATGAGCTGGATGAACTCCTCGGGCGAGATCGACCGAGCCGCCGTCATCGCCGTCTGCCAGTAGCGGTTCTGGCTCTTGTTCATCAGGTCCGCCGCGTTGCCCAGCGCCGTCAGAGCGCGGGACTCCTCGACCCCCTTCATCACGAAGCCGCGCAGGTTGTCGAGCTCCCGCAGCGTGGCGTCGTGGTCCGTGTGGACAAGCTCGAGCACGCGCATCACGCGCTTCTTCACCTCCTCCCGAAACTCGGGCGAGTCGCGGTCCTCGAGCAGCTCGTTCAGCCGCGCGAGCGTGTACTCCTGCACCGCGATCGTGCGGCGAGGATCCAGGAGCGCAGGGTCCTCGAGCCGGTCCCCGATGTCCGCGTCCAGCTTCGCCAGGGCCTTGCTGTGTCGGCCATGACGGAAGCTCGGCGCGTTGATCCCAGAGAGCGACTTGCCGCCGTGATTGTTGCAGCGGCCATTCGCCATGGCGGGCTTCGCGCAGATGCCGCCGGACCTG